ATAAGAAAGGGATCCCGGTCAAACTGAATCCGCAGCCCGCCATCATTAGACAGCCATTTCCTGGGTTCAACCTTTTTCAGTGGAAATGGATGGTCGTCGCGAATTTGGCGTTACGCGGGAATTCTTATCACCTGATCACGTCACGGGACAGCGGGGGGACGCCGACGGCGTTGATGCCGCTGCACCCCGACATCGTCTTCCTCGAAAGACGGCCGGATCTGTTGGCGTGGTTCGATCCGATCTACCGGGTGATGGGTCAACCCGTCCCGAAAGACCAGATCTGCCATATCCGCCGGTTCACCATGCCCGGCGAACCCTGGGGGCTGTCCCCGATCCGGCAGGCCGCGGTCGCCGTCGGATTGTCTTTGGCCGCCGAAGAGTACGGCTACCGGTGGTTTAAAGAAAGTGCTTCGCCGACTGGTTTGTTGATGACCGATCAGAATTTGGATCCCGACGCGGTGGAACGCCAACAACAAAACTGGATCGCCTCCCACGGCGGCCGCCGACTGCCCGCCGTGCTGACCGGCGGCTTCAAATGGCAGAACCTGTCCATCAGCCCGGACGAATCCCAGTTTTTGGAAACGAGGGAATTTCAAAGGGAAGACATTTGCATCATGTTCGGCGTCCCGCCAGTGCTGCTGGGTCATACGAAGGCCGCGACCGCATGGGGAACTGGAATCGAACAGATTACTCAGGGTGCGGTGACTTATTCGTTCCGGTCGTGGACTTCGTGTATTGAGAGTGCGTTGTCTGATTTGTTGCCCCGCGGCCAGTACATCTCCACCGACTTCGATGCCCTCTACCGGGGTGATATCGACACCCGGTATAAGGCGTATCAGACGGCGATTCAGGCTGGGTGGGCTAACCGCAACGAGGTTCGGGCGAAAGAGGAGATGGAGCCGGCTGACGGTTTGGACACTTTCTTGCAGCCGGTGAATATGGCGCCGTCTGGGTTCGACCCCGCGAAAACCGCCGCCCTAGCCGCGAAAGGCCCGGCCGGGGAGAAACCCGCCGACACCGAACCCGGTTTCGGTGGGCGCCCCCAAACCCCGTCAACCAACGGATCCCCCGTAGGAGCAACATCATGACCAGCATCGCCGCCGCCGCGCACGCTAACCGGGTCAACCTGCTCAACGTCCCCGAAACCAGGGCGGCGTGCCCCTTCGAATACCGCCGGGACCGCGACGGGCGGATCGTGCTGGAAGGCTACGCCGCCACCTTCGACCCCTACGACGTGTACGGCGGCCCCGACAAAGGCGGCTGGACCGAGCAGCTGCAGCGCACCGCGTTCGACGTCACCCTGGCCAGCAAACCCGACGTGATGCTGCTGGTCAACCACGAGGGGATGGCGCTGGCCCGCACCACCACCGACACCCTGTTCCTGACCCGCGACCGGGCCGGCCTGAAAATCCGGGCCCTGCTCGACCCCGCCGACCCCGACGTCCAAAGGCTGATCCCCAAGTTGAAGCCGCAAGCCAACGGCCGCTCCAACATGGACGAAATGTCGTTCGGGTTCCGGGTCAAAGACCAGCTGTGGGACCAGTCGTACACGCAGCGCACCATCACCGAGGTGTCGCTGCACCACGGAGATGTCAGCGTGGTGAATTACGGCGCGAACTCGGCGACCCAGGTGGCGATCGGGGATGCGCTCGAGGCCGCCGCCGCCCTGTCCGAGGGGCAGCTGGTGGAGCTGCGTCGCCTCGACGCGAGCCTGGCCGACGCTTTGGACGCGGTCGCCCACGGGTACCGCGCCGACTCCAAGAAACCCTACGGCGACGTCGCCTACGCCGACCCGAAAAACGGAAAATACCCGATCGACACCGAAGCCCACGCGAGAGCCGCCTGGTCCTACATCAACATGCCCAAGAATCAAGCGGGGTATACCGGCGGCGAGTTGGCGGCGATCAAGGGCCGCATCAAAGCCGCGTTGAAGAAATTCGGGGTGGATGTCGCCGACGACAAAAAATCGGAGCCCCCCATCCCCTACAGCGCGCCGGCGCCGGCCATCGTCCGCGGCGAGTATCTGCCGCCCGGGCCCGCCGACCCGGCCACCGTCCCCTACACCAAAGACGACGACGAAGACGAGGACGAGGACGGGGTTGGGGGGTGTGATGTCGAGGCGTTCGGCTGCCCCGCCAACGACACCATCAGCGTCGGCCCCATCAGCGCGGCGCTGCAAATGGTGCGCGAAGCCGCCGACCCCGCCGGGCTGCGGAGCATCACCGCCCGGCTCGCCGAACTCGACAAGGTCCGCGTGTCGCTGCCCCCCACCCTGGCCCCGTAGCGTTATCATCGGCACCCAAGTCGCGAATCTGGCACAGAACGGCGACAGCCCGGCACGGGCATGGCCGGCACGGCCAACCCCCAACCCTGTCACGCCTAAAGAAAGAGCCGCCGTCATGCCCAGCACCGATGCCGTCGAAAACAACTCGATGGAAGAATTTTTGAAACGCCTCATCGAGCAGCGCACCCAGCTGGTGGAAAAACGCGACAACCTGGAACGCAAAGCCACCGCCATCCTGATGGTCGCCAAAGACCAGCACGGCGACACCCTCTCGGCCGAAGAGGACGCCGAAGTACGCGCGCATGTCGACGAGATGCGCGGCCTCGGGGAAAACATCGAAGCCCTCGACAAACGCATCCAAGAGGTAGGCGAAGAAGTCCGCCGCTCGGGAACCATCGCTAACAACCTCGCCAAAGTTCGGCACACCGAACGCGCCGCCGTCCACGTCAAAGAGTCCGCGGTCTACACCAAAGAAAACCGGCACCACCGCTCCTATGTGAAAGACCTGATCCGGTTGACGATGAACCTCGACCCCGACGGGGAATCGCGGCGCCGCCTCTACGACCACGCCCAGGATGTCGCCAACAACCCCGAATACCAGGAGTACCGCGCCGACATTTCCCGGGTCGACGGGTCCGGCGGCTACGCGGTGCCGCCGGCGTGGTTGATGGATCAATACGTGACCTACGCCCGTCCGGGCCGGGCGTTCGCGAACGTCACCCAACGCCAAACCCTGCCCGGCGGAACCGACTCGATTAACGTGCCGAAGATGTTGACCGGCACCACCGTCGGCGTGCAGACCGCCGATAACACCGCCGTGTCAGAAACTGCCCTGACAGATACATTTATCAATGCACCGGTCAGAACAATTTCGGGTCAGCAGGGGGTGGCGATCCAGCTGATCGACCAGTCCCCGATCGCGTTCGACGACGTCGTGTTCCGTGACCTGGTCGCCGCGCACGCCGCCGTCCTGGACACCCAGGTCATCGGCGGCAGTGGATCCAGCGGCCAAGTACTGGGGGTCGGGAACACGCCGGGTATCACGTCGGTCGCCGCGTCCGCGGTCACCATCGCCGGCGTGTACAGCGCCCTGGCGAACGCGGTGCAAACCGTACACACCACCCGCTTCCTGCCGCCCGAAGTGATCGTCATGCACCCCCGCCGCTGGGGTTGGTTCCTGTCCCTGCTCGACGGGAACCAGCGCCCGCTGGTGCTGCCCAACGGCAACATGCCGTTCAACGTGGTCGGTGTCCTCACCGACGTCGACTCCCAGCAAGTGGTCGGCAACATCCACGGCCTGCCGGTCGTCACCGACCCGAACATAGCAACCAACTCCGGCGCAGGAACCGAAGACATCGTCTACGTGATGCGGTCCTCCGACCTCATCCTGTGGGAATCCGGGATCCGCGCGAGAGTCTTGCCGGAAACCAGGGCAGTCAACCTGACCGTGCTGCTGCAGGTGTACAACTATCTGGCTTTCACGGCCGCTCGTTATCCCCAATCCGTGGTGCAGATCACCGGTTTGACCGCACCAACATTCTAAAAAGTCGGTGCCATGCACCCACTTTTTAATATAGTGGGTGCATGGATGACACCCCAACTCAGCAGTGCGGGAGCTGTAAACAACAGCTCCCGCACTCAGCTTTCTCCCCGTCTTACATCGGCAAACGTGGAACCTGGTGCCGAGATTGCTTTAGCGCGGCCAAGCGCGGCGAACCCGTCAAAGCAAGTTATCTGGCGCGTCCATGCAGCGTGTGCGGAGCAGATTACGTGCCAAAGCAGATCAAGGCTAAAAGCCTCAACTGCTGCCCGAAATGCAAGAAAAAAGCATTAACCCGACGGCGAAAAGAACTGGGTACCTATAGTGAGATCAACCGCAGGCACAACATCAAGAAGCTGTACGGCATCACGCCCGAACAGTATGACGAACTGCTGACGGCGCAAAGTGGTGTGTGTGCGATCTGCCGCAATGGTTGTGAGACGTATCCGAACCTCTCGGTTGATCATGATCATCGGACAGGGGTGATCCGGGGGTTGCTGTGCAACACCTGTAATCGGTTCATGGGGATGGCTGGGGACGATCCTGATCTGCTGTGGGCCGCCGCTGAGTACCTGCAACGTCATACCGCGCGTCAATCATCCTTGTGACATGCTCCGGCGTTAGGCTTTGCTCATGGCTGCTAAAGATGCTGTGCAGGAGTTGGGGCCGATCAAGGTGCCGCCGGGGGCGTTGACGACGCCGTGTTCGTTGTTGGCGTTGCATAACTGGTTGCTGGCGGCTCATGCGGTGGCCCCTGCGGTGGGGGCTGCCGCGCAGGTCACGACGACGGCGACCAGTATCGCGGTGGCGTGATGGTGGCGGTGGCGCTGGGCCGGTTCGGGCGGACACCGCCCGCGCCGCCGGGCAAGATGTATGTCCGGGATCCGGTAGCTGGCTGGGCGCATTCGATTGTCGAAGCGGTGCAGCGGCACAAAGACGCCGGGGCGGTGGTCCCGCAGCATTTGGTGGCGCTGGCCGCCGCGTTGCCTGCGGAGCTGCCCGACATCGTCGTGTTGGTCGATGATGATTTTGGGGTGCCGCCGCCGCCGTTCGCCAGCGCGCAACCCCTCACCGACGCACCCGGCGAGGCCCCACCCGAGCAGCCGTCGTTGTGGGACGAGGAAGAGGCCGCCGACGTTGATCTCGAGGGCTGGACGGTGCCCGAACTCAAAGACGCCCTCGCCCAGCTCGGCGTCGACTACCCGGCGTCGGCCCGCAAGCACGAACTGATCGCTCTGCTGCAAGAGGCTGAGGAATGACTACGCCCAGTCCGGTGTCGTCGCCGGCGGCTCCGCGTGATCCCTATCCGCCGCTGTGTGACCCCAACGACCCGGACTGGGCGTCTTTCCAGGCCCAGGACCCCAAATATTTCCTCGCCGTCGCCGGGGCGCGGATCAGGACGTACTGCGGGTGGCGGATCTACCCGAACGACACCAATACCCTGGACAAACTGCGAGTCGGCACCAATGGCCGGATCATGCTGCCCAGCCTGTATGTGACCGATGTGGCGCAACTGAGTATCCAGACTGGGGTGGACACCACCGTCGACATCGACCCCGACCTGTATGAATGGTTCCAGATCGGTTACATCCAGCCGCTGGGGTTGACCGGGTGGGGGTGGGGTTCCTATTCCGGCTACTACTACGGGCCGGATACCCCGGCGTATCTGCCGTGGATGAACTTCGGGTATGCCACCGTCACCTTCACCCACGGGTATCCGGCGGTGCCGGCGGATGTGAAAGCGGTCGCCTACGAGCTCGCTGAAGTGGCCGCGGAGATGACCGCCGGGAACGTGTCGGGGATCACCACCCCGGGCTACCAGCTC